ATGCGTTTTTCATTATCTTCCACAGCCGGTGCTTTGGCTGTGTCGCTGGTGTTTGCACCTGGATGGGCTGCAGCCTGGGAAAAAGATAAAACTTACGAGATCACCATACTGCATACCAATGACCATCATGGGCACTTCTGGCAAAACGATCATGGTGAGTATGGTTTGGCGGCACAAAAAACACTGGTCGATAGTGTTCGTCAACAAGTGGCAGCGCAGGGGGGAAGCCTGCTATTACTCTCTGGTGGTGATATTAATACCGGCGTACCAGAATCCGATTTACAAGATGCAGAACCTGATTTCCGCGGTATGAATTTAGTCGGCTATGATGCAATGGCTATCGGCAACCATGAATTTGATAATCCGCTGAGTGTGTTACGTCAGCAAGAAAAGTGGGCCACCTTCCCGTTACTCTCTGCCAATATCTATCAGAAAAGCACTCAACAGCGCATGTTTAAGCCATATGCTCTGTTCGATAAGCAAGGCGTCAAAATTGCAGTGATTGGCTTGACCACGGATGATACCGCCAAGATCGGTAATCCCGAGTATTTCACTGACATTGAATTTCGTGTCCCCGCAGTTGAAGCAAAGCAAGTTGTTGAGCAACTGAGAAAGGCTGAGAAGCCTGACATTATTATTGCGGCAACTCATATGGGGCATTATGACGATGGAAAGCATGGTTCTAACGCGCCGGGTGATGTCGAGATGGCTCGCAGCTTACCGGCTGGCTATTTGGATATGATAGTGGGTGGTCACTCACAAGACCCTGTGTGCATGGCTAGCGAGAACCACAAGCAGGCTGACTATGTTCCCGGTACGCCTTGTGCACCAGATCGTCAGAATGGGACTTGGATTGTACAGGCCCATGAGTGGGGTAAATATGTCGGTCGCGCTGATTTTACTTTCCGCAATGGCGAATTGAAATTGGTCAGCTATCAGTTAATCCCAATCAACTTAAAGAAGAAAGTTGAAAAGGCTGATGGCACGAGCGAACGTGTTTTGTATACACAAGAGATTGCCCAAGACCCATCAATGCTCAAATTGCTGACCCCATTTGAGGAGCAGGGCAAGGCGCAGTTGGATGTTAAAGTGGGCAGTGTGAAAGGCAAACTTGAAGGTGATCGCAGTAAAGTTCGCTTCGAGCAGACCAATCTGGCGCGAGTACTTTTAGCTGCGCAAATGGAACGAGCAGGCGCTGACTTCGCCGTAATGAGTGGTGGTGGTGTTCGTGACTCTATCGAGTCAGGGGACATTACCTATAAAGATGTGCTCAAGGTGCAGCCATTTGGGAACACATTGGTCTATGCCGATATGAAAGGCAGTGAGGTTGAAAAATACTTAGCGGTTGTGGCCAATAAAAAAGTAGATTCAGGGGCTTATGCGCAATTTGCTAATGTGAGTTTGGTTGCTGATGGTCACGGTGTCAGTGGGGTGAAAATACAGGGAAAACCATTAGAGCCGAATAAAACCTATCGTTTGGCAACATTGAATTTCAATGCGTTAGGCGGTGATGGCTATCCGAAAATTGATACGCTACCAGGCTATGTCAACACTGGTTTTATCGATGCTGAAGTGCTCAAGCAGTATATTGAAAAGCACTCACCGCTAGATGCCAGCCAATATCAACCGAAAGGCGAGATTGTGTATAAGTAGCTGTAATCAATCGGGATGAAGTACATTTTAAGAGGTGTATTTCATCCCGACATAAAACTCGGAAAAACCCTTCTGCAAAACCCCTGCAAAACTCTACTGCAAAACTGGATGCAAATTAAACAGCAATTGTGATCCACTCTTTCCCGCGATCATCATTATATTTATCGGTCATTGCTTGGTTTTTATGACCAAGTAGTGATTTCGTATCGATGCCTTGTTCGCGATATAATCGTTCTGAAAGTGACCTCTGCTCATGAAATGTTGGTGGGGTACCATCTTTCCATTTGATCCCGCTGGCTTCACGCGCCGCAGTGAAATTCATTGTTATTGTTTGATCTCGTATATTTCCGCCGCGCTTAGCTGTGGCCACTGCATGGTGGTGGTGCAATAAGTAAGGGCTTACTATCCGATCTCGACACTGAGATATAACTTCTCTTAAGGTGATATTCAGTGAATTACAGCGAAGCGATAAAGGAATTGCCAGTCTCGCCCCTGTTTTACCCTGAACTACATGAAGATAGTCATCCCAAATATCAGAAAATTTCATGCCTGCAATATCACCAAGCCGCTGACCAGTAACGACCGCAAGAAGCATCGCCCTCTGTAAGTATGGCTGCATTGTGCCGGCTTCTTTATATATAGCCTGCCACTCTTCCAAGCTAAGCCGCTGCCGCTGCACTTTTGATTTAGGTTGCTTAGTGGCCAGTGCGGGATTATAGCCAGGGGGGACTTCACCAGCATGCTGCGCTTCTTTAAATACATCAATAATTACTCGACGAACCACCTGAGCCATAACGAACTGCCCCCGGTCTTTATATGGACCAAGAATATCCGCTATATCCCTCACTGTTATTTCTGGCAACAGCTTATTACCGATAATGGATCTCATAACCTTAACGGGCGTCTTTTTCTGATTTACTGTCGATAATTTCAATTCACCCAGGCGCTGGCGTTCTTCCTGAATTTTCCAGTAGCTATCAAGCCATGCTGACACAGATAAACCTTTACCTAGATCCCTGCTTATTTTATCTCTTGCAGTCATTAGTTGGCCCATTTGCTGTTGAGCAAATCGGGTGTTAGCTTCTACTGCTATAGCTTTCGCCTCAGCTTCACTATCTCCTAATCCGTGGAATTTACCTGACACCGGATGCTTATAACGCCAGTAGACCTTCTTGGTTCTGGCGTCCGTATAGCATGATAGACCTGGTACATCGACATTGTACTTACGTGGTCTGCCCATCTTCCATTATCCTTTTCAGGCGCGGATCATCGTTTTGTTTAACCATTGGCTTAATTGCCATCCCGATGAACCTTGCATTTTTATCGACCCGCCAGCATTTACCCGCCTTCATTGGAGGAGGCGAGATCATGCCGCTTTTGGCATATTTTATTAGAGTAGGATAGCTAGGAACTGGTTCATCAAATTCCTCTTTTGCCCACACTGTTAAAGTCTGTGTTCTCGCCATGGTCATTCTCCACACTGTTTATTTAAAGGCCCGCCGCACACAGGCCGTGACTAAAATCATTCTGTTGCTGGTGGATCAAACTGCACCAGTTCAGCGGTAATACCGTGACGATTTAACACACCAATAATTAACTCCCGCTTACAGCCGATCGCTGGCACGTCACGCAATTCATTTACCAGCATTGAGTAAATATGGCGTGGTATTTCTGCTGGCTTGGCTGCTGTGACGCTTTGTGTCTTATACAAACACACTGGGCAGCCAGATAATTTCCTACCGTCTGCTGTATAAGTTGAAATTCTTCCCTTGTCTGATTTATCAAACTGAACGCTTATAGGGTACGCGACCCTCCCATTATTTATTGATACAACATAACCATAACCAAGTTTATCAACGGAGTCGCACACCCTGTCGCCAACATTAAATCCGATTGATGCTTTCAACTCTGCAAGTTGCTCACGCAGTGATAGCAGCTCCTCCAGTGCTTCTGCATCGCTCAATGCTATTTGAGAATGTTCAACTGATGACCATTTCATTTCACTGGCAATTGCCCTAATTTCTACAATTCGCTTTTCCAACCGCTCTTTACTCAGCATCTGCATTCCCCTCTACCGTGAAACCGGCTGCTAAAATTTGAAACTCCGCATTTTCCGGATTCATTCTTAGAACGGTATTTACTTGATCGGGTGCAATTGTTTGCCACCCGCTTGCTTGGCCGTTATATAGGTTACGAATACGGTACTGATATACAGGCTTACTCAGCCTCTCGTTTGCCGCTGATAACGCTGCTTCTGCTGCCAAGCGCTTCCTGAACTGAGCCTTTCGACTAGCCTTGATGTTATGAATGGCTAAATCCTTCATATAAAGCTGATGTTCTGCATTCGCTAAACGTTGCTGGAATTCCTGATTAAGCAAGTCATCCCGCTCTTTCTGTGCCGCTTCCAGTTGGGCTATCAGTGCAGTAATTTGCTCCTGAGCCAACAGTAAATTGCGGCCAGTTTCTTGAAATGCTTCTACTGCTGCTTGGTGCTCTTGATGCCAGTACATAGCCGTCAGTGCTAGCCGTTCTTTCTCACCAATTAGCGGAGAGGAACCATGGGAGATTTCTTTAATTCGTGACTGGCAAATCAACTCTTCAAGGTTATTCATCAGTTGTTACCCCTCAGGCTTTCACGAAATTTCTTATGCCATTTTCTAGCGCGATTTTGTCTAGCCGATAGATTCCTTTCCATCCATACGTGAGGGTAATTAGCGCTAAAAACTAACCAGCCAAGATTGCTTACTCGAAGCCTTCCGTTAGTGAACATCCCTAACAGCCGCTTAGCTTCACGATTTGATTTCATGCTCACCCCTCAGGCTAGCGGCGAACTCTCGAAGATTACGCTCAGCTATTAATGCTGAGCCGGTTGGACATGTGGTATCGATAATGCCAGGCTTCAGGTCGCTTAAAGTCTTATCAGAAAGGTTAAAAATTGCGTATGCGATGCTGTTTGCAGCGTCTATAGCGACTTCTCTTGCATCACTTCTAAGGGTCGCGTTCTCAGCAACTAGCTGCTGCACTCTTGCAATAGTGTCACCCGCCACAGCGCCGGTAATACCCAAAGCCTCGGCAATCAGTGAGCAGGTATTGAGTGCAGCATTGCGCTGATCCTCGATGTTAGCGATTTTGCGAATAAGGTACTCAGCCACACTCTCGTTAACGAACATGTCACCGGCAACACATTTACCAGTAATCAGCCCATGCATCTCAATTATGTTCATCACTGTTTCCTCGCATAGAGAACGCCATCAACTGGCAGGCATTCATATTCTGGTGGTAGACCTTGCTGCTGAATGTCGGCTATACAGTTCTTATCATCTGGGTATACGTAGCCTTGCGGCTCGTACTGGCACGGCTGGAATGTGTAGCAGACGAGTAGAAACAGGCCGTACATCATGATTGGGTGGCCCCAGTTAGTTCATTGAGTCGAGCCGCGAATACGACACGGATCTGGCTTGGCGTCATTGGTACTATTGCAATGTCAGCCAGAGGGATACCTTCAAGCATCGGACACTTTTTACCATCATCAATGTCCAGCTCCTGGCGTTCGGTGGCCAGCATGATCAGATCGCAGTAATGGACTGCTGAGGACATTTCGGCAGGAAGCCCGAATTTTTCACGAATCGCCATATCAATCCGACGCTCAATAACTTGGTAATCGGGCAGTAGACGTTTAAGGGGGGAAGGGATATCTCTGCAATACGCTTCGCTCGCATCGTGCAGCAAGGCTTCAAGGGCGAATTCTTCCGGCACAATCTGGCTCATTAACCAGCAGTGCTGAGCCACAGAATAGAATACGGGTATTTGTCCAGCAAAGCGGCAGTCATTGGATAAGCCCTGAATAATATCTTTATCGCAAATGCTGCTGGCAACAGGTTTTAGATAATCAAAGTTCAGCCCTGAATAAGTCGTAATACAAGTCATAAATATACTCCACACGGTTTTTAGGTAATACCCCGCCAAATACCCCATTGCTGGGATATTTGAAGTGATACTCTTTAATTGAGGTTTAATTAATTACGCTTTGAATTTACCGATAAACGTTTCAACTTCGACGTCTTTAAATTTATCGGTAAGCAGATCACGGAATTCAAATGCAATTTGTTCTTCTACAGCTTCCAGTTGTACGATCCGCAATACTAATATCGGTTTATCACTGGTAATAATGCTGTAACGCAATCTGAATCGACGCTCACCTAGCCCTTCATAAGGTACGCATTTAAATTCAAATGCAGCTGGCATAACATCTTTACTCTTGGCTTCCACACTTTCCATCAGTGAGCGCTTACCGCTGAAATCATTCTCTTCGTGATCAGAAGAGGATAGGGATTCAATGGTGATACGACGAACGCCATTTACTGCTTGCGCTGCATTCATTACCTCCCCATCAGGGGAAAAGGCGGTAAGGAACTCACGGTTATCTTCCAGCCATTCAGCTAGTCCTTTCTGGCTCTGTTGGCGGTCATTAATGTTAAGCAGCCCAGCGAATGGAGCTGTTTTCTTTAGAACTACAACACCAGTGTTATCAGCATGACCCGGTGAAACTAGAGTGCCAAGGTTGAAAATGCTTACGGCTTGCATGCTATCGGCATCAATGAAGCAGCGAACGCCGGGGCCAGCATATTCAGAAGAATATTTTACAAAATCGTCGATACTGGTGGTTTCCATTTTGCCGCGAAAACGGTAGCGGTTTTCATAGAAACGTTCCAGACTTTCCACGCTTACATTATTTGGTAAAACAGATACTGGACAGGCTGTTGACTCTAAGCCATTAGTAAATAAAGCAGATAACGTTAAATCTTTAATTTGCGCGATTGCTGAACCATCTAATTGGGACATGTTAATTCCTTTAAAATATATAAATAGGTTTTGGGAAGAATGAATAAATTAATTAACGGTTTTTAATTTACCGTCCATTTCACCTTGAGGTGTGAATAGCTGACCCTGATCTTCTTTGAATAAAGAAAGACGCCCACCTTTATTGACATACATCGGTGTAGATGTCGTATTTTCTTCTGAACGGTTGCCCCGCATTGTTGGGGCGGTAAATTTCAGTTTATGAGAAAGGGTGACACGGTTTTCATCGAGGGCTGAAAATTCAATTTCGATGGTAACTTTGCCTTTTTTACTAGTGTTATTAACACTAAGGGCAACATCACTTAAAATGGCACCGTATTTCTGTTCAAATACACCGCCGTCTAAATCACTAATAAAGGCTGCTACATCAGTTTGACGTTCACTCATTTTGGTAACCTCTCATTAAAGCGGCACCTGCCGCGTTCGTTTACTCCACACACAGAGAAGCACTCCGATCCGGGGGCTTTATACTGTACGGGTTTAAAGGGATAACCCGCCCGGAGCACTTCTCTGTGTGAAAAGGGCGGCTGGCCCAATCTGGTGTTGGCAGGCGCAGCCGCTAAAGACACAGCACAGCAATGGAACAAGGATGTGATTTCCGGCGCTTATTTCCGGCTGCTGCAGTTGCACAGGCTAGCTCTTTTGGCAAATCACAATCGGCTGAGCACTACATTTGACCACCTTACGACGCGTGGGCCGTTACGCAGGCTCTGCGACCTAACTACCTTGCCGCCAGCGGTGGTAACACAGCTGCTGTCCATATATCCGGTGTAATGCTCATGCGATTGTGTGCCTGTTTACTTCTCCACCTCAGGCGGCGGTGGTATCTTGGGAGTTCTCACACAACCAAGAAGGAATCTTAATGAAGCGCTCAGACGTTTTAACTCAATGCCTGATCAATTCTGGATGTGGCCTATCTGATGCTGATATTCGGCATGGTATTTTTCTGACTTTTACTGATGAGTATCCCAACAAAAGCTATGACGAGTGGGATATTGAAATCAGCGATAGCACTGCAAACCACATCATAAAAACCGTTGGACGAGCATCATGGATCAAGGTCGATTTATTTATTCGTGACCTCTGGGATGCTTACTGATCCGATGCCGCTAAATCCATGGCCGTTAATCGTGCGACCACTTTTGTTGGCCTCTCTTTCGAGGCTATCTCTGTCATTCATAACGGCCTTGATGACACCATCAAGGAAGAATAGATAATCGGCCGCGACTGCATTTTCCGTATTCAGGAACGATACCGGAGCGCCGTTTACTAAAAGCTCAAATTTCTTCCCGGCATTGCCCTTTTTCTGCCCATCGATAGTGCTGATTGCCTCAGCCGGTACCTTGAACATTTTGCAAATCTTGTCGTCGTCAATCTGCATCACCTAAACCCCTTACTGAAAGTCATCTGAGCGAATCATCCCGATCTTCGAGTGCCTCGGGCGGCTACTTCGTGGGCGTCCTGCCTGTTCGCTGTTGATGGATTTAATTTAGCGTAACGCAATTGTTTATGTCAAGAATATTTTGCGAAACGCAAAAATAAAGATTGTGAAATATTGACGCTACCGAAGGGGAGTAGTGTTAAGTCACCTGATGTGTATATTGAGATGGGTTGATTAGATTTTAGGTACAAAAAACCCAGCTGCGTGCTGGGTTAGTTAAATATTTTTCAATGCGTTGATTATTGCTGGAATGGCAGGTATTAGTTGTGCGAATACTACAGCGCCAACCACCCACATAATAATACTATTCTTAGCATCGCTGACATTGGTCGTTGTCGCGTAGTTTGATTTCATGACAGCAAGATCGGTTTTGATGGTTTGCATGTCATCTTCGAGTTTTTTAATTCTAACAAGCATATTATCTCCCCCCCCATCACCACCACCATACTTCAATGATGAATCATCTTCTGAATTAAGTCCATTCGTTTCATTTGACGACTCAGGGCTAGTTCCCCATCCATAAGAGACATTACTCATGATTATCATCCTTGAACACGTTGAAATAAATACTCATTGTGTCAATGAATGGCTCGGTAAACCCTTCATATAACTCACAAGTTAATTTGTATGTGCCATACTGCCTAACTTTAGCCAAAATTCTAGCGTTTAGAAATGATGTTCTCTGTGCTGGGTCTATCTGTTCTGGGGGCATCCCACTTAAGGTTTGTGACATCAGTTTTCCTGGGGTATCCAAGATATTCAATCCATCCTTATCAAATAGTTTTAGTAATACAAAATATGGCTGGTCTGGGGATAATTCAATGAAAGATACGCCAGCCCTCATTCGTAACAGATCATTGGAGATACTGAAGTTTAGAGTCGGTTCGCCTGATAAATATGACTCCATGACCATTGGATAAATAAAAGCTATTTTCCCAGACATTAAGGACCTTCCATTTAATTTAGACAAAAAACACCAGCAGGGTGGCTGGATATTAGTCCTGAGTTACTTCCCTTCCATTTGACCATACAAGTTTAAGCACTGGCTTTGTTCTGGGGCTTTCTGTTTTCAATCCACTTTTCAGCTTTTGATTCTAACGAGTCAACATAAGCCCTGGCATCCCCATCAACCCAACCAGGCAACGGCTCACCACTAGTAAGCAACAGAAATTCTATTACCTCCTGTTTTGCCTTGGGTGCAGATAGAAATCGTTTAGTTATTTCATACGCACCACTTTTATCATACGGGCTTAACTCGGTTGCTGGGGATTGTGAGTGATCGATATCGAGCCAGCCTAATGGCTTATTTAATGCCTCTTCAATGCGCCTTGCAGTGCCTTTACGCATACCACGAGGCTTGCCAGTTTTAGAATCCTTCGCGCCGTTTCTAAGGTTTGTAAATTGAGTGTGCGACATTCCAATGCGGCTAGCCGCAGCAGCTGGCCCACCACATTCGTTTTCTATAAGGCGAATATTATCGCGCCTGATTTCATCGATATCTTTCATAGCTCGATTTTAATTGCATAACGCAAAATATCATATGCGCGTAACGCGAAATTAAATTGATTGTTCTTTTGCGTTTCGCTATATTTGGTGTGCATCTTTTTAATCATGGAATCCATATGAACCTGAAAACATATACAAGTAAGCAGCGCGGAAACGCCATGCGCCTAAGCAGAGACCTTGAAGTAGATCAATCGCTGATTTCTCTGTGGGCAAATGGCGCCCGCCCAATCCCAGCCGAGCGATGCCCTGAAATCGAGAAAATCACCGAAGGTGCAGTAACGTGCGAAGAGTTGCGCCCTGATGTTGATTGGGCTTACTTGCGCGCGACCCTCCCTCACTCAACCAGTCAAAAGCCTACGGCACCAGCGGCTTAAGTTAAACCACCAAAGAGAGAGAAACATTGTGGATAACAAAGACTTTCCAACTCAGCCAGACATCAGCGACGCAATACACCAACTGATCACTCAAACGCCTGGCAAGTATGACGCTATGGCTAAACAGTTATGCCCACTGTCTGGTACTGATAATGCACTACGTAACCGCGTTCGCCAGTTAGCCGGGCAAGTGGTGCCATTTGGGATGGCTGTAGAGATGGAATCAATCTCAGGCCGTTCCGACATTACTGAAGCTATGTGCAAACGTGCTGGTGGTGTGTTCGTGAAATTGCCACAGGTTGATAAGACAGGTAACGAGGAGTTGCTTATCAAGTTTAACGAGCTGTTATCTGCGTTGGGTGATTTTGGTCGTGCACATAATCAGTTCACAGCCGACGGTGTTTTAGATCGGGATGAGAGTAAGAGGCTGAAAGCTAAGGGGTATAGAGCACAGTCGATTATTGCAGAAATTATTGTTGTATCAGAGATGTTATGGGGTGACGCCTCCGTGTGCGGCACAGAGGCGTCGGGTGCATTAACTAAACGTGTGGAGTAATTAACGCATGAACATTGTAGCGGCTAAACGTTCTATTCCGCAACTGCGTTGCGTTTGTGTCAGCCCGTTCCGGTATGAACGAATGATAAGGGGCCAGTGGAAACCGTGCAACCACAGCAGAGCGCGGGGAATTGTGGGTGTAGTTCGCCGCAAGTGGGGTCGTGTATGACTAATCCCGGCTCAACCACAACAAACCCCATTCAATTGCTTGATCGGTACTACACCGATAAGCGCGGTATTCGCGTTCACGTTATTGGTTACGACAGTACTACCGGTGAGGTCATTTTTCGGCGTGATGACTATGAACATAATTGCTCAATACCCATCAGGCGGTTTAGGGCTGAGTTTACCGAGGTAGATGTATGAGCCGCATATTTGATGTTGTTCAGGCTCTGTCTGGTCAAAAGAATGTCATTGTCATTCCTGCACCTTACTTGGATTTTTTCAAAGGTGATCAGCAGGCCCACATGTTAGGGGCAATTCTAAACCAATTAGTCTATTGGTCTGGTGTTCCTTCTAGCCTTAATGATGGCTGGTTTTATAAAAGCTATGACGAGTTAGCAGGGGAAATCAAAGGTGTTACCGCCGATCAGGTACGTAAGGCAACGAACAAGCTAATCAGTAACTACTTACCTGAAGTTATCGAGACAGCAACCCGTAAAGTAAATGGCACTCCGAAAAAGCATTATCGCCTTAATGGTGATGCGCTAATTGCCAAGATATTCCCGCCAATAGTGGAAACGGCAGTATTGCCGAATGGAAACGGCAATATCGCCGAATCGAAACGGCAAAGCGGCCAGATGGAAACGGCAGAAAAGCCGCAAGGAAACGGCAATATCGCCGAATCTTATCTCTATACAGATCAGTACACAGATCACTACTTACAGATCAACAAGACTATTGGTCAGTCGCCTGCGGCAACCGACCCACAGCCAGTTGATTCTTTAAAAATTGATTATTCAGCAGTGCTGGAGGCTTACCACGCAACGCTGCCAGAAATGCCGGGAGTGCTGGATATGACGAAAGACCGTCAAACAAAGCTCCGTGCTCTCTGGAAAAAATACGATCTCAATCTGGAAAAATGGTCTGCCTATCTGCGCTACATCTCAAAAAAATGCCGTTGGATGTTGGAGGACCGCCCTGACACCTCATCGGGTAAGACGTGGCGCCGCAAGAACTTTGATTATCTGATCACTGAAAAATGTTATTTGGCCGTCAAAGAAGTGCGGGCAGACGACCTGCCAAAAGTGCCGAAGATGGACACGGTGACCAGACAAGAAGCGTTTGACCGCCTGATATTACGCCACTGCAAGGCACAAAACACCGTAGAGAAAACAGCACTTTCCATGGCTGGCGGTCTTGGTCGCATGAATGAAACCTCCGCACGAATTGAATGGAACGGTATCTGGGCTAAGGCACTTGATCAGGTCAGTGAGAACGAACTTCGGAGGCTTGCATCATGACAACTCAAGTGGTTAGTTTCTCTGGTGGTCGCACCTCCGCTTATTTGGTTCACCTGATGGAGCAACGGCGTTCTGCTGGCGAAGATGTACGTTATATCTTTATGGATACAGGTGGTGAACACCCAGAAACTTATAAATTTATCCAGCGTCTCGTTGCTGAATGGTGTATTGACCTGACCTGTATCAGGATGGGGATCAGTGATGAGTTGGGCAAGCGTAACAATATCGAGATTATTAATGTTAGTGACCTCAAAACAGATCTTTATGCATGGAAAGGGGTATTAGAAAAATATGGTGCACCTTCCATTGGTGCACCGTTCTGCTCTTCTCGAATGAAACAAGAATTAGCCCACAATTATTGTGTAGAGAAGTTTGGCCGAGGTGGTTTTGAAACGTGGATTGGCATTCGTGACGATGAGCCTCAGCGGATATTCGGTCGGTCCGCGTATCGCATATTGAAAGATAGCTGTATGCCCATGGAGGAAATGAACGAATTTCGTCTTGATGTACTAGAAGCGTTGGAAATGGCTGGCGAAAATAAGGCGAAGAACCTACTTGTTGAAAAGCTGCCATTGACAACAGAAGAACAGCGAGAGCTAGTTTACAAAAGAATCATCAACAACCGTGCGCTAAAAATTAATTTTCTGGCCGATATATCAGATATGGGGAAAGCGGACATTCTGAGTTTTTGGTCAACGCGGACTTTTAATTTAGCTATTGATGAACATTTAGGGAACTGTGTTTTTTGCGTCAAGAAGTCGATACAAAAAGTCGCATTGGCAGCAAAGGATGAACCGGAGTTGGCTAGACAGTTTATGGCATGTGTCAATTCTACCGAAGTCCGTAAAACTCGTAGTGACCGCCGCTTATATCGTGGCAAGAATACCCTAGAACAAGTTATCACTATGTTTTCAGAGCGTAGTGCTGAGGAGATGAGAGAGAAAATCATAGGCAGCCATGCAACGGATACAGATTCGTGTACTGAATCATGTGAGCCATTCTCTTGTGAACTTAGTGATGAACAAGAAACCGATATTCCGCAGATCTCAGAATATGTTCAATCTTTGAATGCATTAAAAGCTATGCCTGAACATTTCTTAAAACAGGTTGGCGATCAGTGGCGCACCCCTGATGCGTTGTTCTGGGGCATTAACCAGATGTTTGGGCCGCTGGTTCTGGACTTGTTCACTGACGGTGAGAACAGTAAATGCCCTGACTACTACACGGCAGAAGATAACGCACTGGTTCAGAACTGGGCTGAGCGAGTAAGCGAGCTTAAAGGTGCTGCATTTGGCAACCCGCCATATTCTCGTGCTAAACAGCATGAGGGTGAATACATCACTGGCATGACTCACATCATGCAGCACACAGCGGCAATGCGTGAAGCCGGTGGCCGTTATGTTTTCCTGATCAAAGTCGCCACGTCAGAGAGTTGGTGGCCAGAACAAGCCGATCACATAGCGTTCATTCGTGGACGTGTGGGTTTCGACCTCCCTCACTGGTTTATTCCGGCAGATGATAAACAGGTACCGAGCGGTGCATTCTTCGCTGGCGCCATAGCGATATTTGATAATACGTGGCGCGGGCCAGCAACAAGTTATGTCTCGCTGGATCAGCTTATGACTACTGGCGCGGCATTCTTAGCGCAGATCCGCAGAGAGGCAGAGCGCCTGGTACCACAAAACCAGCCACAAAATATTCCTGAAATTATTCCGGTACCGGAAACCGGTAATACCGTCTGGCCAGTCGAAGTAAATCTGTATTTCAGCAAAGTGGCTGGTGCCGCTGAATTACCGGTCGAACTGCAACATAAAATCTTAGGCAATATCAATCGCATGAAATTAGACGGTATACCTTCTGACGCCATTATTGCCGCCGCTACAACACTCACCGTCGCTATGGGAGCAACAGCATGAAAGAAATCATTGTAGATAATTTTGCTGGCGGCGGTGGAGCGTCAACAGGGATCGAAATGGCAACTGGGCGCAGTGTTGATATTGCAATCAATCATGATCCAAATGCTATCGCTATGCACACCACCAATCACCCCGATACGCTGCATTATTGCGAATCGGTATTCGATATTGACCCAATAGCTGCGACCGCCGGCCGACCTGTTGGGCTTGCGTGGTTCAGCCCTGATTGTCGTCACTTCAGTAAGGCCAAGGGCAGTAAGCCGGTTAAAAAAGAGATCCGTGGGCTTGCTTGGATATTAATACGTTGGGCATTAACTAAGCGTCCTCGCGTAATGATGCTTGAGAATGTCGAAGAGTTTAAGACGTGGGGGCCGCTGCTCACCGCTGAAGATGGTACCGAGTATCCTGATCCTTCTCGTGCTGGTGAGACATTCGCGGCATTCGTTGACATGTTGACCACGGGGATTGATGCCGAGCATCCAGCTTTATTGGAATGTTGTGAAGTATTAGGTTTTGATATCAATAGTATAGATGCTAAACGCCTGCAGGCTGGTTTGGGATACGTCGTTGATCACAAAGAACTTCGGGCCAGTGATTATGGTGCGCCGACCATCAGAAAGCGCTTTTTTATGGTGATGCGTTGTGATGGTTTGACAGTGGTGTGGCCTGAGCCGACTCACGGCGATCCTAAGTCGTTGGATGTTCAAAGCGGCCACCGTAAACCGTGGCGCACCGCCGCCGAGTGTATTGATTGGTCAATCCCTTGCCCGAGTATCTTCGAGCGCAAGAAACCGCTGGCAGAGAACACACTGAAACGTATTGCGCGTGGCATTCAGCGCTTTGTTATCGATAACCCCACGCCGTTTATCGTGAAATGCAACCACACCAGCAGTAAAACTACCTATGACTGTTTCCGAGGGCAGGCGCTGGATCAGCCATTGCAGACTATTACTAAAACTCATGGTTATGCGGTTGTGACCCCTCATATCACTAAATTCCGCTCTGGCGCCACAGGGCAGGAATGCGACGAACCGCTGCCAACAATTACCGCCGGTAGTTCTGCTCGCCCGGGTGGTAATGGTCATGCGCTGGGAATGGTTGAAGCAAAACTGGCTCCGATCATTGCTCGTCAATTTGGCAATAGCATCGGTCACGCCATCGATGAGCCAAACGGCACGATCACTGCAGGCGGCGGTGGTAAAAGTCAGTTATGCACCGCGTTTTTGGCTAAGCACTTTGGTGGCAATTATACCGGCGCTGGCGCTGCTATGGATGCACCAGCGCACACGGTCACAACTACTGATCACCATGCGCTAGTGACCTCAAGTCTCATTAAGATGCGCGGTACAAATACAGGTCAAAAAGTTACAGAACCGCTTCAGACTGTTACGGCCGGCGGGAATCATTTTGGAGAGGTTCGTGCTTTCTTGCTCAAGTATTACGGCAACGAGAAAGAGGGAGTAAGCCTTAGCGATCCGTTGCACACCGTTACCACTAATGACCGGTTCGGCCTAGTTACGGTCGAGGGTATTGATTATCAAATCGTTGATGTCGGCATGCGTATGCTGCAACCACATGAGCTTTACGCTGCGCAGGGCTTCCCGAGCTGGTACATCATCGACAGAGATTACACTGGCACTAAATACGCCAAAGATAAACAAGTAGCCCGCTGTGGTAATGCGGTGCCACCGCCGTTTGCTGAAGCGCTGGTTCGGGCCAATCTCCCAGAAATGTGTGTAGAGCGTAAAGAGGTAGCAGCATGAAACTATCCCATTCTGTTGTGACTATGAGCAGTCGTGAAATTGCCGTGTTGGTGAACAGCAAACACGGTGATGTGAAGCGCTCTGCAGAACGTCTATACGCTGCTGGTATTTTAACCGCGCCGTTGGCGCAGTTCGATTTTGAGCACAACGGTAACCAGTATTTTGAGTATCGGTTCAATAAACGTGATTCCCTGGTATTGGTTGCCCGACTATCCCCTGAATTCACTGCTGCAGTGGTTGACCGCTGGCAAGAACTGGAACAGAACCTGATCCCTCAAACCTTGCCAGAGGCATTGCGCCTGGCTGCTAATTTGGCAGAGGAAAAGCAGCAACTTGAAAACCAGCTTTCTATTGCTGCGCCAAAAGTTGAGTTTGTCGATCGCTACGTTAAGGCAAATGGCTCCATGACGTTCCGTCAGGTTGCCAAGTTACTGAATGCCAAAGAGCATGAATTCAACTGTTTTCTATTAGATCAGCACATCATGTACCGCTTGAACGGCGCGTTAACGCCCCGCCAGCAACATAGCGCATTGGGGCGATTTGAAGTTAAAACGGGCACTAATACCCTAAATAATCATGCTTTTGCCCAATCCCGTTTTACACCGAAGGGCGTTAAATGGGTTGGTGGCTTATGGGCTGAGTATCTTGCAAAGAAAGGTGCCGCATGAGGGCATTGTTAACCCCATTCATCCAGCAAGAACTTGGTGTTGTGATATTGAAGCCGGGCGCTGAACTGCTGCCATATTTATCTAGTCGCTTGCTGGTGGCCACTGAGCCGGAGGAATTTAAATCACTTCCATCCGGTCGGCTACCATCAACTGATCAACAACTGGCTAATGATCCGCGCTTATTGCCATTCTTTGAGCAGGAACGGGTTATTAACGCCGCTGGTGGGCCTCGAGTGCTGGAAGCATGGGTTAAGCAATTGAAAGAGTGCCAATGGCATGATCCGGATGATACTCACGTCCACAACCTCACGACATTGCGTTATGGCCAGCGCGCCATTCGTCTGTGCTGGCATCATGATAATAAACTGAGAGAGCATACACTCCCCCGATTGGACCAATTGGCCACCAGCAATCTCATCACTTGGATAATCTCGACCGTATGCGGTCATTTTCGGCTTCAGGAGGGCCATCAGCTAACATTGCCGGAGCTGTGTTGGTGGGCTGTCGTTAATGAGGTTTCCGATCTGCTCCCCGACTCAATTGCTCGGGCAAGTTTGCGGATGTTGCCAGCCGAGATGAAGTCAGGGCCAACGAAGGAGAGTGATATCACTTGGACGCCAAACCCGACGCAAATCATTGAGAGCAAAGTTGAGCAGGTCAAGAAGGTGTTGGCGCTGAAAATTGATGATGAGCCACCAGCCAGTTTTATGCGCATCCCTAAGCGGTACCGTTGGGAAAGCCGCAAGTGGCTAACATGGGTTAAATCGCAGGCGTGTTCTGGTTGCGGAGGCTCAGCCGGTGATGCTCATCACATCATTGGTCACGGGCAGGGCGGCATGGGTACTAAGGCACACGACCTTTTCACTATTCCTCTTTGCCGCGGCTGCCATGATGCATTGCATGCTGATATGCGTGCGTGGGAAGCGGAGTACGGAAGCCAAATTGTGTTGTGGTTCCATTTTATGGACCGGTCTATCTCGATCGGGGCAATGGCCTAATGGTCATAATGTGTGGAGTAAAACAATGAACCAGCAATATCTTCAGTATGTTAGAGGTGCATTGTCGATAGCTCTTGCTGATATATGCGGAAACAGCAAGGGACAGTTGGCGGCGTTTGATGGTGCGGCACTAGCCAGAACAACACGACTTAAGCGACAGAGGGTTAGAAATGTTGAGGTTGGAGGGCGTAGAGTTTGCCAAGAAACTGAGCCGATGCACTGCCCAGAAACCCGATCACGTAAAAGCCAGATCATCCCTTTAGATCCACTTACGTACTGCACAAGTGCATGGCGTAGAGCGATATTCAAGCTAGAGCCACATCAGGCTGCATGGATTCGTTATTGCTACTCCTTCGATCTGACATTCGATTATCAAGTAGAAATATGTCGCTTTATATGGAATGAGTATCAATCGCAACTAGAGCGGAAGCCAATAACAGCGAAAGTACGGCGCAGAGTGGAAAGCCTCGTTTGGTTAGCCGTGCAGCAGACAGCCGGTATAGGCCACTTGTTACATAGAGAAGAGTATTCATATTCAGAGCTGGCGGGGTTGGTGGGGGTCCAGCGCAATAATTGGACGATGCACTATGCGTCTCATTGGGAGTCGCTATTGAGGCTGGTCGAAAGTTTAGATAGTGATTCCCTTAACTGTGTTGCACTCATAAAGCGGGAAGATAGAAACATTTAGCGACATGATACTTGCAAAAGTGAACAAAGTAGGCCATATTTAAAGCATATTTGATATGTTGCTACTAATTTAATTTATAACCTCGCTTCGGCGGGGTTTTTGCGTTTCTAAGGTATGCGGTCAGCACATTGGTAGGTGTTGACGCCGGAACCGTAACCGGCTTCAAAGAGTCCTCGCCATCGTGCGGTTTTTTGTTTATGTATCTACCTCTAATTGGGTATACTGATTTTGAAGTATGCTCAGGCTGACATCCAGGGTCATCTGTCCAAAAGAAGCTGAGCATATTTCATCTACAATGAAAACTGACAGCCGGGAAAGACCGGCAACTATTCAAGCCCTTGAGTTAATTGCTCACGGATTTATGGTTTTGTGAGTCATGCCCACTGTAAAGGTGGTTATGTTTAAGGTTTGTTTATAATTGCAATGTAAATTATTCAGTGCTGTGATAGCTACCTTGGTGCAAGGATTGCATTATCATTGATACGGTTGCAGGGTTAACTATCACAGCCCCGAATTTTAAAGCCTCGGTTAATCGCCGGGGCTTTTTGCATTCTACATTCGCATGGGTACTGGATTGGTTAATCCAATCGTTGTGAAACAGTATCCAGCCGAATGTGGTGAATGCGCATGCTAAAGCGCCGCAATACTGGAGATGAAGTGACCGTGCAGGCTGGCAAAACTCCAGCAGACGGCCTGCAAGGGAGAGTGTAAAACCATTCCCTGATACACGGAGTAGCGCAGTGAGAGTCTGACATATCCGAGATTAGCGCCGGACACCACATACCAACTTTTAAGGCTCACTTCGGTGGGCCTTTCTCGTTTTAGCCCATCAGTCACCCAATCAACTCCACACACATTACTCCGCATGAGTGGCTGCACTGGTGGGCTAAATTCCTTAACTACGCGCCCAACCCGCAGAACGGGAGGGGGAGATATGAAGATGAACGATACTGGTCAAGTGCCTTATTGGTGGACAGCTTCACTTGCTTTGTTTTCCGCTCTCAGTTTGCAGGAATACATTTTTATTATCGGCGCTTTGGTTAGTGCGTGGTTCACCATCAAAACGTATTACGCCAATCGAAGAGAAAAGGCGGCTCAAATTAAAGAGCAGCAAGAGCGTACGCAGATATTAAAAGACTATTTGCACGGCAAACCTATTGATAGCCATCCGGCTGCAATTCAAGTGGTAAATGAAGTTTTGCAGCAAATGGAGAGTGAGTGATGACGACATTAAAGCGTGTTGCCATCGGTACCGCCTGCGCAGTGTCAGCCATTATTGCTATCGTCGTATCTAACGGAACGGTGAGAACAAGCGAGAAAGGATTAGAGCTTATTGGTAATGCTGAATCATGCCGCCGTGACCCATACGTATGTCCGGCTGGAGTGTTGACCGATGGCATTGGCAATACTCACGGCGTCAAGGCTGGGGTGATTAAGACTGACGCTCAAATAGCCGCTGATTGGGAAAAGAATATTCTTGATGCTGAACGTTGCGTAAACAAATTTGGCAATGGAAAGGAGCTGAATCAAGGCCAGTTTGATGCTGTTACGTCGATCACATTTAACGCTGGTTGTGCGCAGATGCAGAAATCTACGATGTATCGAATGTTGCGCGATAGCAAATTCACCGAAGCCTGCTATCAATTCCCCCGATGGACTTACGGTGGTGGAAAACAACTCCCCGGACTGGTTACTCGTCGTGAAAAAGAAAAGTCTCTCTGCCTGACAGGTGATTTCAAATGAGTGCTATCTGCTTTATCGCCGCTGCTGTGTTGGTATTTTATGGCATTCCGCAATGGTGGTGGTTTTTTGTGGTCGGGATACTCACATCATGAATAAGGTAACGGCAATACTGATCGCAGTGCTGGTAATCGCTGCTATTTGCATCGCTGGTGGCCATAAGTGGGGCAGCGATAGTAAAGATTCGGAATGGTCACTTGAATGGGCTAGGCGTGATAAGTCAGACCTAGAAGCAGAAAAAGCCGCTAAAAAGAGTGCTGACGAGAAAGAGGCTCAACTTCAAGCCGCGCAATCAGCCGGATTAAAAGCATATCAACAAGGGGTAGCAGATGCTGAGAACAAAGCAAAAGGCACTATTGCTGCTTATCGCGCTGGCAATATCAGGCTGCAAAAGCGCTTCGAGTGTCTCTCCGCTTCAGTTGGGGATATGTCCGTTACTCCCGCCAGTGGACAGCTCACTGATGCAGCCAGAGATTGCGGATTTTCAGACGCAGATGTCGGATTTCTTATTTCAATCGCTGAACGAGCCGATAAGCTAGTCGAGAAGGTCACCGCGCTGCAAAAGGTTGTCACTGACGACCGGCGAATCATTAACAGCACCAAGCTTCAATATAATTAATGATATTGATCAAATAACTTTCATCTGATTGTCTCTTGTATCAACCCATCTGGCAGTATTGAAACTGCTGAATAGTCAGCATACCTGATGGGAATTAATAATAATGACTAAGTATTATGTGAACAAAAATAAGCAAGACAATGGCGATAATGAAGTACATACAGAGACATGTAATTATTTACCTACGATTTTAAATAGAGTGTATTTGGGTTCATTTGATACTTGCACGTCCGCTGTAAGTGAAGCAAAGCGTCAGGGGTATAAGGCAAATGGCTGCTATTACTGCAGTAGGTTTTGCCACACATCGTAAAAAGATTAAATCTTAATCCTAAAGGTCACTTCGGTGGCCTTTTTATTACCAGAAGCAGGAGAATAAGTATGCTTACAGTAAAAGTAATGTCACCCAATGGCGGTGAAGAGATTCATTGTGGTTTAAGTGTTGGGTTTAACCCTAATCAACAATCAATATCGGTTGCCGGGTTGGAGAGAAATATCGTTCTGCATCCTAATGATGTTGCATACGTTATGAATAGTAACGGCAAGACAGTATCTCAGTACCGGCATATGACCCGCAGTCAATAGCATTACAGATGGCATTCATTGAGTGCCATCGATAATGCACATCCCAAGCCACTGGCCCAATAAGCCGGTGGTTTTTCTATTGGAGCAAGGCTATGAAGACCAGCAGCATTTATAGCAGTCCATGGCAAAAAGCCAGGCTGACATTTCTTCGCAGCAATCCTCTCTGCGTTATGTGCAACCAACAGGGCAGAAAGACAGCAGCGGTTGTTGTGGATCACATCAAGCCGCACCGGATGAAAGAAGCCAAGACCCCCGATGAACTAAAGAAAGCACAGAAGCTCTTCTGGGATAAAGGGAATTGGCAACCATTGTGTAAGCAGCACCATGATTCAACCAAACAGCGGCAGGAGAAGCGGGGTTATGTGGCGGGCTGCACCGCTGATGGCATACCGATTGACCCCAATTCACATTGGAATAAATGAGAGTGATTATCATTTGATTAATGAGCGTGAATGGGAATGAATATCATCGGGAGGGTGGGTCGAAAGTTCCCACCTCTTCGCTCTCCATACCGCCAGCCCTCATTTCTGTGCACAACCGCGAATTGAAAACTTTTTTTTTGGGAGGTTTTCCATGGCTGGACGCCGACCAAAACCGACCCACTTGAAAGTGGTCACCGGTAATCCGGGCAAGCGCCCACTGAATAAGAATGAACCTCAACCAGCCCGAGAAATTCCAAGCCCTCCCGCTCATTTAACTGACTGGGGCAAGGCAGCTTGGGGACGACTGACTTTACTGTTGGATCAGATGGGCGTATTGACCGTTGCCGATACCATGGCACTGGAACGCCTTTGTGATCTGTATGCGGAAATCCTTCGGTTGCGTCAGCAAGTTCTTGATGAGGGCAATACCTACACGACTAAAACCCAGATGGGGGATTTTCTGATCAAAGGGCATCCCGCCGTAGGGCAACTTGCCGATGCGGATCGCCGCTTCAAAGGCTACTTAATTGAATTCGGCCTGACCCCAGCCGCGAGATCAAAGGTGAATGTGAATGGCGGAGAAAAAGAAGAAGACCCGCTCGCCCAGTTCTTCGGTTGATCCAGTCACCCAATATGCAACCGATGTGACGTCAGGGACAATAGTGGCAGGCCCCGATATTCGCCACGCCTGTGAAAGACATTTGCGGGATCTGGAACTTGGCCCCGCGCGCGGATTAGTTTGGGATGTCGAAGCGGTTTCCCGTGTTATCGCCTTTTTTGCCAACGTATTAAAACTCAATGGCGGTGACCACGAAGGCAAGCCGTTTATTTTGTTGTCGTGGCAATGCTTTGTTATCGGCTCCATTTTTGGCTGGAAATCCAGTGACGGCACCCGCCGCTTTCGCATGGTGTATGTGGAGTCGGGCAAAGGTTCGGGTAAATCTCCGCTAGCTGGTGGTGTCGGTCTTTATTGCATGATGGCCGACAAAGAACCACGGGCCGAAGTTTACGCGGCGGCGACCAAAAAAGACCAGGCCATGATCCTGTTTCGCGATGCCGTCTCAATGGTCGATCAGTCTCCGGCACTCTCTCAGCGGGTGGTTAAATCCGGTACTGGCTTAAATGTGTGGAATCTGGCATTCCTGCAAACCGGCTCATTCTTCAAACCCATCAGCTCTGATGATGGACAATCAGGGCCACGCCCCCACTGCGCACTGATTGACGAAGTGCACGAACATAAAACCAATCAGGTGGTTGAGATGATGCGCGCCGGCACCAAAGGGCGGCGTCAGGCGCTGATATTCCTGATCACCAACAGCGGCCACGATAAAACCAGCGTTTGTTATGACTACCATGAATACGGCAAAAAGGTCGCCAGCGGCGATCTGGAAGATGACAGTTTCTTTAGTTTCATCTGTTCACTGGACGAAGGTGACGACCCATTTAAAGACGAATCTTGTTGGGGCAAAGCTAACCCCTCGCTAGGTCAAACCTTTGAACTCAAATACCTGCGCGAACAGGTCACCGCTGCCCGGGGGATGCCCGCCAAAGAGAGCATCGTGCGTCGCCTCAACTTTTGCGAATGGGTGGAATCAGCTACACCGTGGATCGGCGGTGATACCTGGATGGACTGTGAAGATGAATTCGATATTGAGGAACTGGCGGGCGAGGAGTGCTACGGCGGCCTCGATTTGTCAGGCTCCCGCGACTTAACTTCGCTGGCGCTCTATTTCCCCAAGCATAACCGCTTATTTGTCGAGTTTTGGACACCTAAAGACAGTTTGCTCGAGCGGGCCAAAACCGACCGAGTGCCTTACGATAAATGGTTAAAGGCTGGTTTTATCCATGCGCCACCGGGTAAGGCGGTGAATTATGGTTTTGTTGCCCACCGAATCGGTGAGCTAACAGCCATGTTTGATATCAAATGCATCGCTTTTGACCAATACCGCATCAAGTACCTTGAACCTGAACTGGAAAGCAACTCGGTCAGTGTCGTTTTGGTACCGCACGGGCAGGGCTATTACAAAGCACAGGAATCCGGCTTATGGATGCCACGCTCTATCGAACTGTTTGAGGAAAAACTCAATAACAAGGAATTGATTATCAAGCGCAATCCTTGTCTGCGTTGGAATGCAGCCTCAGCGGTACTCGAGGCTGATCAAAAGGATAACCGCATCTTTGCCAAGAAGAAAAGCACCGGCCGCATTGATGGGGTGGTGGCTTCTGCCATGGCAATCGGCGCTGCTGAAGATGCCGATATTGAGGAAGAGGGCGATCTGGATGGTTTCTTTGATAATCCCATAATAGTAGGTATCTAATGGCACAAAATAAACATCCGGGGCGCGTTAAAAGCGCGCTCCTTAACTGGCTTGGTGTGCCAATTAGCCTTACCACTGGCACCTTCTTTCAAGAATGGTTTGGCACCAGCAGCAGCGGCAAGGTGGTCACCGCTGATAAGGTCATTCAGCTGGCGGCTGCCTGGGCATGTGTCCGGCTTATCAGTGAATCAGTTTCGACCCTACCGCTAAAATTGTACAAGCGGATGCCGGACGGCTCCCGAGGAACCGCAACCGATCACCCGCTGTATCCGGTGCTATGCCGCAGTCCCAATTCAGAAATGACCCCCTCGCGCTTTATGTTGATGCTGGTGGCCAGTATCTGTTTACGGGGCAATGCGTTTATAGAAAAGAGAATGATCGGCAATCGTGTTATCTCTCTTATTCCGCTGTTGCCGCAGAATATGGTGGTTAAACGCCTGGACAGTGGGCAGCTTGAGTACACCTATACCGAGAACGGTAAGAAACGGGTGATACCGGTCAAAACCATGATGCACATCCGGGGATTTGGTCTGGATGGTATGTGTGGGTTAATGCCGATGAATACCGGACGAGACGTATTTGGTTCAGCTATGGCCATCGAAGAGTCTGCGGCGAAAGTTTTTGAAAACGGCATGCAGAACTCGGGTTTTCTTTCCAGTAAAGCCGCGCTGAAAGACAACCAGAGAGAAGCGTTACGCAGGAGTATCTCAGCGTTCACTGGCTCCAAAAATGCCGGCAAAGTCATGGTGCTGGAAGCGGATTTAACCTACCAAAGCGTGACCATGAACCCCGAAGATGCCCAGATGCTGGAGAGTCGGGCATTCAGCATCGAAGAGATCTGCCGCTGGTTCAGGGTGCCGCCATTTATGGTGGGCCATATGACCAAGCAAAGCAGCTGGGCTTCCAGCGTTGAGGGAATGAACCTCCTTTTCTTGAGCAACACCTTGCGCCCTTTGTTGGTCAATATTGAGCAGGAAATTGTCCGTTGCCTGTTGGCCGGTGATGAGGATTACTTTGCTGAATTCTCTGTTGAAGGTCTATTGCGTGCCGACAGTGCAGGACGTTCCGCTTACTACACCACTGCGCTGCAAAATGGCTGGATGAACCGCAACGATGTTCGCCGTCTTGAAAATCTGCCACCGATACCAGGCGGCGATATCTATACCGTGCAACTTAACCTTGTTGCACTTGAAGACCTTAAATCACATAACGCTGTTGTTAAAGCGAAAGCCATCACTGAGCTTCACGGATACCTGTTCCCTGACATCCCGCTCGAACAGTCTCCACTAAAAGAAGCTGCTTAGGAGTTAAACCTAATGACAATTAAAAACCTTCCGGCAGCGCCGGTGGGCCGCCCGTGCGTGGGTGTTTCCTGTGAGGTTTCGCCAAGTGCGGTAGAGCGCTGGAACGGTGGGTTAAAAGCCGCTGCCACTGGCGAGAACAGCATTTCAATTTTTGACGTGATCGGGCAGGACTACTGGGGCGAGGGTGTCAGCACAAAACGCATTGCCGCGGCACTGCGGTCGATGGGCGGGGAGGATGTGACGGTTAACATCAACTCGCCCGGTGGTGACATGTTCGAGGGGTTGGCTATCTATAACTTGCTGCGCGAGTACAGCGGCAGGGTCACGGTGAAAGTGTTGGGGATTGCTGCTTCTGCCGCCTCCATTATTGCCATGGCCGGTGATGAAATTCAGGTAGGGCGCGGGGCGTTTCTGATGATCCACAACTGTTGGATTGTCATGATGGGCAACCGCCACGACCTGGCAAAAGCGGCTATTGATATTGAACCTTTTGATCGTGCCATGGGTGATATCTATTCAGCTCGTACCGGTCTCCCAGCGGCTGATATTGCAGCCATGATGGACAATGAAACTTACATTGCAGGTAGTGATGCAGTGGAAAAAGGCTTCGCAGACAGTTTGTTATCGGCTGATGAAATTACCAATGATGACCAAAGCCCGTCAGCAGCTATTCGCAAACTCGATGCGCTGCTGGCAAAAGCCAATACTCCGCGCTCCGAGCGCCGAAAATTACTTAAAGCCTTAACCGACAGCATGCCGGGCGCTGCTGTTACTCCTTCCGGTACGCCAAGCGCTACCACCGAAATCAATACTGAAACTTTAGCTAGCTTCGAGTCTGCATTAAATGGACTGAAAGCGGCGTGCCAATAATCTGGAGAATATATGTCTGATGTAAACGATGTACTGAAAAAGGTTTCCGCAGCACTGGAAGAGGCCACTGGCAAGTTTAACGCCAAGGCAGAAGAAGCGCTGACAGAGGCTAAAAACGCGGGCCAGCTTTCTGCATCTACTAAAGAAGCTGTAGACAAAATGGCGTTAGAATTTAACGCGCTGACCGCCGCAGAGAAAACCCTCAAAGTGGCCTTGGGCGAACTCGAGCAGCATGTCGCCCAAATGCCATTGAATAATGCCGTACAGACTGTTGAGACGATTGGTCAGCAAGTTGTATCAGCCGAGGCGTTAAAAGGTTTTGTCTCAGGTCTAGCCGCCAGCCAGCGGATCAGTATACCGGTGAAAGCGGCACTCTTGTCAGTCGATGTGCCGGGGCAAATTGTGGCCCCGCATCGTTTGCCGGGTATCGATGTTGCACCTAAACAGCGCCTGTTTATTCGTGATTTACTTGCACCGGGTCGTACTCAATCCAGCACCATTTATTGGGTTCAGCAGACCGGATTCACCAATAATGCACGGGTCGTCGCTGAAGGTACGCAAAAGCCTTACAGCGAGATTCAGTTCGGTGAAAAAATCACGCCTGTTCGCACGATTGCCCACTTGTTCAAAGCCGCGAAACAGATCCTTGATGATTTCTCACAGTTACAATCAACGATTGATACTGAAATGCGCTTTGGCCTGAAATATGCCGAAGAGCAAGAAATCTTGTTTGGTGATGGTACCGGTGTTCATCTTGAAGGGATTATGCCGCAGGCATCAGTATTCGACCCATCATTTGAAGTTGCCCAACAGAACGGCATTGATGATTTGCGTCTGGCTATGCTGCAGTCTCAATTAGCTCGTTTCTCTGCTTCCGGTCATGTGTTGCACTTTATTGATTGGGCCAAGATCGAACTGACCAAAGACACATTGGGCCGTTACATCCTGGGTAATCCGTCAGCATTGACTACACCGACCTTATGGGGCTTGCCTGTTGTCGCTACAGAAGCGGCGGCATTCAAAGGTAAGTTCCTGACCGGTGCATTTAATGCGGGTGCTCAAATCTTCGACCGAGAAGATGCAAACGTGGTGATCAGTACTGAGAACTCCGACGACTTCGAGAAAAACATGATCACCATCCGTTGCGAGGAACGTCTTGCACTGGCGGTGTATCGTCCTGAAGCGTTTGTTACTGGTGCGTTTACGGTCCCTGCACCTGTCGGCGGCTAATGACTCCCTTCACTGAGCGGCCTACGGGCCGCTTTATCAGAGATAACATCATGAAACTGATAGCACTAAAGCAGATTTATTTCGGTGGTAGCGTTCTTGATCACGGTCAGGAATTTGAAACGGGTGAGCAGCATGGGCGTGAATTACTGAAAAAAGGTTATGCGAAGCTGCCTGAGGTATTACAACCTGCGGAAGCACCGGAAGCACCGGAAGCACCGGAAGCACCGGAAGCACCGGAAGCACCGGAAGCACCGGAAGCACCGGAAGCACCGGAAGCACCGGAAGCACCGGAAGCACCGGAAGCACCGGAAGCACCGGAAGCACCGGAGCCAACCCCTGACTCCAGTGCTGGTGGCAAGAAAAGCAAAGCTAAATAAGGTTCTACCATGATCGATATCCTCGTTGTTAAAGAGCATTGTCGGCTGGATTCTGATGCAGATGAAACCTTACTGAAGATATATATGCGGGCCGCCTGGCGATATGTTGAAAACTACACACGGCGGACGATTTTTGAAGATGCCGCAGATCCTGATTTTGGTGAAGACTCTCTTTTTCTTGATGATGATGTGCTGACAGCCATGCTGCTATGTATTGGTCATTGGTATGAAAACAGGGAGGCAACCTCTACTGTTGAATCATCAGAGGTTCCATTTGCAGTAACTTCACTTCTCCAGCCTTACCGCATCTATGGGGTATAGCTATGACTCAGCGTAGATTGACTGAAGTTACCGCTACTTACCGCACACCATCGATAGGCGAGCTAAACAAACGCGCCCAGTTCCGCACCCGCGAAGATGTTCCCGGCAACGGTCATATGGGTGTTGATACCGTTTATCACAATAAGTTCGATACCTGGGCAAAGTTGTCAGCCATTGGTGATTCTGTTCGTATCGGTTCGATGCAGATTGATGTCGCTATTACGCACCGCATTGTTATCCGCTACCGAACGGGTGTCACCACGGATGATGAAGTGGTTATCAATAAAATGGTTTATCGGGTCAAGGGAACCACCAACCTGAATGAAGCCAGCCGCTTTCTGGTTATCACTGCTGAAGAACTGGGTACCGTGGAAGTTATTGGGGAGGGGCATTAATGGCGATTGAGAACTCTACCAGTGGTCTTTATCTGCACGTCGATTTTGATAAAGAAACCGAAATCACCTTTAACAAGGCGAGGGTACGACGGGCATTTGTTAGTGTCGGCCAGAATGTTCTGCGTGAATCGCGTCGGTTAGTAGCACGGCGGGCAATATCGAAAGCAGGAGAATCTCCGGGCTACCGTACAGGTCGGCTGGCTAAATCCATTGGTTATCGCGTACCCACTGCAACAGCAAACCGCCCCGGCTTTCTCGTCCGAATCGCTCCAAACCAGAAAGGCGGCAAAGGCTCACGTCCTATTGAGGGCGCGTTCTATCCTGCTTTCCTGTTTTATGGTGTTAAACAGGGCGCTCGCCGCAATAAAAATCACCGTCGCGGTGGTGCTGGTGGGGATGGCTGGAAAATCAAACCCCGTAAAAACTTTATGGAGCAGGCGTTATTCAACCGGCAGGCGTGGATTCAGCGTGTGTTGTTTGAAGCGTTGCAAAGCTCAGTGAGGCCCGTTAAAAAATGAAACTTTCATTAGTTATTGCCGCACTTCGATTGCGTTGTCCATCATTTGAAGATCGAGTATCCGGGGCGGCTGAATACAAGCCTATTCCAGAAGTTACAAAGATGAAACTACCTACAGCCTGGGTAATTCCGCTGGATGATAATGTCGGTGAACAAAAGTCAAAAACTGACTACTGGCAGGATCTCACTGATGGTTTTGCTGTGATTGTGGTGCTGGATAACACACCTGATCAACGTGGGCAAAAGGCTGCGTTTGATGCCGTCGATAACATCCGTGCTGAGTTGTTTAAAGCACTGTTGGGCTGGGAACCAGAATCTTGCTATGACCCGATTCAGTATGACGGTGGCAACCTGCTGGATATGAACCGCGCTCATCTTTATTACCAATATGATTTCTCAGCCACGCGGGATATCACAGTCGAAGATACCCATCAGTGGGACGACCTTCAGCAACTTGAAGAACTGGAGAAAATCATGGTGGATGTCGATTTTATGACCCCTGACGGCACCATTGAACACAAACTAAACATCCCCCTTAACGACGAGTAACCCCTTATGCATGTGATCCCCAAAGATGGCCGGTCAGTTCCTGACCCGGTTAGAGGTGACTTTTTGCCCGCAGAGGGCCGAAACGTCGATGAGAATATTTACTGGCACCGCCGGTTAGCGTCAGGAGAAGTGACCGTAAAGGCCGCAGAACCTGAAGATATCGCACCACCGGCACCCCTCGTTCAACCTGAGCAGAAGGCCAAAAAACAATGATCAGCTTTAACAACATCCCAAATGATTTACGGGTGCCGTTGTTCTTTGCCGAAATGGACAACAGCGCGGCGAATACGGCACAAGACAGTGGGCCTTCGCTCATTATCGCCCACGCGCTGGAAGACAGTTCGATTGAGAAGAATACGCTCGTTATTATGCCATCGGCAGACAGGGCGGGGCAGGTGTCCGGACGGGGTAGTCAGTTAGCCCGCATGGTAGCGGCATATCGCGCGGTCGATCCCTTTGGTGAGTTATGGGTGGTTGCGGTGCCTGAAGTGGCGGGCGATCCGGCCACTGGCACCCTCACTGTCACCGGCACAGCACAAGCTTCCGGCACATTGTCGATTTATATCGGCTCTACTCGGGTGCAAGTGGTGGTTACTGCGCTGGATACTCCGGCAATTATTGGTGCCAGCATCGCTGCGGCGGTTAATGCTCTGCTTGATTTGCCGGTTACCGCAGTTGCGGCGGCGGGCGTCGTTACTCTTACAGCCAAAAACAGCGGGCTTACTGGTAACGGCCTGCCTGTCAGCCTGAACTATCGCGGCACGGTCGGTGGTGAGCAGAATCCATCCGGCGTGAATGTGGCGATTGTTCCAATGGCGGGTGGTGCTGGCGCTCCGGACCTGTCAGCGACTATTGCCACCTTAGGTGATGAACTGTTTGATTTTATCGCCTTCCCGTTTAATGACTCGGCATCACTGGCCACTATCGGCAAAGAGATGAACGACGATACCGGGCGCTGGAGTTGGTCACGGCAGTTATATGGCCATGTGTACACCGCCAGGGTGGGGGATTTGTCGGATCTGGTGGCTTTTGGTGCCACATTCAACGATCCGCATCTGACTATTGCTGGTTATGAAACTGGCGTACAGATGGCAACCGATGAGCTGATTGCAGCACGAACCGCGCGTAATTCGGTGTTTATTCGCAATGATCCGGCGCGACCTACGCAAACCGGCCTGTTAAATGACGCACTTCCGGCTCCGGTGGGGACGCGTTTCATTCTGTCCGAGCAGCAATCTCTGTTAACCCACGGTATCGCCACCGCCTACAGCGAGGGCGGGGTACTGCGCATTCAGCGTGATATCACCACCTATCAGAAAAACGCCTACGGCAACGCCGATAACAGTTTCCTTGATAGTGAGACGTTACATACCAGCGCCTATGTGTTGCGCCGATTGAAGTCGGTTATCACCAGTAAATACCCGCGCCATAAGTTGGCGAACGATGGTACCCGTTTTGGTGCAGGTCAGGCGATTGTCACGCCGAAGGTGATCCGTGGTGAATTGCTCTCAATTTATCGCCAACTGGAGCGCGCGGGCATTGTTGAGAACTTTGAGCTGTTCAAGCAATACCTGATTGTCGAGCGCAACGCGGATAACCCTAACCGCCTTGATGTGCTGTTCCCACCTGATTATGTCAACCAACTGCGAGTATTCGCGGTGCTTAATCAGTTCCGTCTGCAATATAGCGAAGAGGTGGCCTAAATGGCTCGAATTGGCGGCACGTGCTTTTTCAAAATTGATGGTCAGCAATTATCTCTGACCGGCGGCATTGAGGTGCCAATGAATACGGCGGTGAAGGACGATGTGATCGGTCTTGATGGCTCCGTGGATTACAAAGAAACCCACCGCGCGCCCTATACCAAAGGGACATTTAAAGTCCCGAAAGACTACCCCATCAGCAAGATCACTTCCGCAGATACCATGACCATCACCAGCGAGCTGGCGAACGGTCAGGTATATGTACTTTCCAGCGCCTGGCTGCATGGCGAAGCGAACCATAATGCCGAGGAAGGCACGGTAGATATGGAATTCCACGGGCAAGAGGGCTTTTACCAATGATTGTGACATTAACCAAAGAAATAACCATTGGTGGTGAGAAGGTCAAAGAGTTAAATATTCGCGCACCTGAATATGATGAAATTGCTAAGTTTGGCATGCCGTTCTCTTACTCGGATAACGGCAGCGCTAAAATCGACATGAGTTGTACGCTGGCATATTTACCAGTACTGGCTGACATTCCCCCTTCATCAGCTAAGCAACTATTGCCGAAAGACCTAATCACCATCTCAATGCAGATCGTCGGTTTTTTTACGGCATCAGAAGTGTCGGCGAGCTAACTAGCCGCATTTATAACATTGCCTATTTTTGGCGAATGAACCCCCTTACCGTAATGGCTTGCCCTCTATCCAAAATATTTGAGATGGAGGCGCAGGCTGAACGCATTAATACGGAGCTGAGTAATGTCAGATAGTTTTCAGTTAAAGGCGATTATTACTGGCGTCAATAAGTTATCTCCGGCGTTGACGACTATGCAGAAGGATCTGCGTAAGTTTAAGGGGGAATTTAAAGACGTCATGCAAAGTGTGGCAATGATGGGGGCGGCAATTGGTGGTGCTTTCATTATTCCGATCAACCAGGCAATGGAATTTGAATCCTCCATGGCTGATGTGCGCAAGGTTGTTGACTTTGATACTCCTGCCCAGTTTAAGGAGATGGGCGAGGATATATTGAAGCTTTCTACTGAATTGCCAATGGCAGCGGATGGAATAGCCGCCATCGTTGCTGCAGGTGGTCAAGCCGGTATTGCCCGCGCCGATCTGAAAGCTTTTGCGACTGATGCGGTGAAGATGGGTATCGCTTTCGATCAGACTGCAGAAGAGTCCGGCCAGATGATGTCTCAATGGAGAACAGCATTTAAACTGACTCAAAGTGAAGTAGTAACACTGTCAGATAAAGTTAACTACCTGGGTAATACCGGCCCTGCGAATGCGGCAAAAATATCTGAAATTGTGACTCGAATTGGTCCGTTAGGGGGCATTGCTGGCTTGGCCTCAGGGGAAATAGCTGCAATGGGCGCAACTATTGCGGGGATGGGGGTAGAGTCAGAGATAGCTTCAACAGGTATTAAAAACTTTATGCTCTCATTAACCTCAGGGAAAGCAGCGACAGCCTCACAGAAAAAAGCGTTACGAGCATTAAGAATTAACCCCAAGCAACTCGCGGCTGATATGCAGAAAGACTCTAAGGGAGCGATGCTTAAAGTATTGGAGTCATTGAATAAGTTACCAAAATCCGATCAGTCGGCAATGTTGACACAGTTATTTGGGAAGGAGTCACTTGGTGCCATAGCACCTTTATTGGCTAACCTTGATTTGCTCAAAGATAATTTTAAAAAAGTATCGGATGCTCAGATTTATTCTGGTTCGATGCAAAAAGAGTATGAATCTAGGGCTTCCACAACAGCCAACGCAGTTCAATTACTTAAAAACCAGTTAGAAATTGCCAGTATTACTCTCGGGGATATGTTCCTGCCCTATATTACCGAGGGTACTAAAGAGCTTAAACCTTTATTAGAGCAGTTTCGGCAATGGGTTAAGGCCAACCCTGAATTAATAAAGACAGTTTTTAAATTAGGGATTTATTTAATTTCTGTTGCTACTGGCGTTACAGCGGTAACGAAAGCAATCGGCATTATGAATTTCGTCACCAAAATGTCACCGCTGGGTAAGTTACTTACTCTGCTGATCGGTGCGGGTGCGTTGATTGTGGCTAACTGGGATACGGTGGGACCGGTATTTAAAGATGTATGGAATCAGATTAAGCCCATTGTCGATCTAGCGGGTGGCTGGGAAGGAGCAATGAAAGGGCTGGCACTGTATATGGCGGGTGATTTTGCTTTCTCATTTCTGAAAGGAATTAATGCTGGTGGTGCAGGTGTTAGAGGGCTAAATGGCGCACTAAAAACACTTATCTCTTATGGTGGTCAAATGGTCACTATTGGCGTGATCATTAGCTTATTTAAGCAACTGGATGACCTAAGTAAAGAGTCTCAAGCTACCAATAAATCTAAAGGGGAAATTCTGGTTGATAGGTTAAAAAAAGGGGAGCAAGACAGAGGCTATACTGGGTTCATTCCCCGCATGAAAGAGCTGCTAAATATGGATGGCAGTCAAAACGCTAAGGTGCCTTTAGCTTCTGCTCGACCTCAGGCAGTCAATGGAGAAATCACTGTTAAGTTTGATAACGCACCTCCTGGCATGGCAATTGTTGGCACTAAAACCAATCAGTCAGGTTTTGGTGTGGGTTATGATGTTGGCTATAGCCGTTTCGCTAATAAGTAATTAATTCCCTATAGACCCGCTTCGGCGGGTTTTTTATGCCCGGAGAATGTATGAGCTGGAAAGATAAGCTATTACCGGCCTCGTTTCGTGGTGTGCCATTTAAAACGCAGGATGATGAGGCCACTTTCGGGCGCAGGACGCAAACCCATGAATACCCCAATCGCGATAAGCCTTACTCAGAAGACTTAGGGCGGGTGACGCGGCGCGATACCATTTCTGCCTATCTGATTGGTGATGATTACCAGGCACAACGTGATCAACTGATCACCGCCATTAATCAGGAGGGGCCGGGGAAATTGATTCACCCGCAGTATGGCGAGCTAAATGTCTGTATTGACGGTGAGATCAGGGTTAGCCATAGCGCGGCTGATGGCCGCATGTGCACTATCAGTTTTAACTTTGTTGAAGCCGGTGAACTCTCTTTTCCCACCTCTGGTGTTGCCACTGGCCAGAAGCTGATCTCCTCCTGTGATGCCATGACCGATTGTGTCACTGACGCGTTCGGCAAGGATTTCGGGCTGGAGGGCATGGCTGATTTTATCCAGAACGGCGTGATCAGTGATGCCAGCGACATGATGAATACCGCGATTAAAACTTTTGACGGCGTGAACTCGGCTATTGCTGACGCGGGCCGCTTGCTCGATGGCGACTTGTCGGTGCTACTGATGCCACCCAGTTCCGGCATGAATTTCGTTAACCGGCTGCAACGTATGTGGCGTTCTGGCAATAGCTTGCTGGGGAACAGCGACGACATTATCAATAAAATTAAAGGGCTGAGTGGGTTTACTGTGGGTCGTGATCTGGCTCCGCACGGGGTATGGAAAACGGACAGTAAAACCATCCAGACCCAGACCACTCAGCGCAACGTAGTGGCTCAGGCTATCCGTACTACCGCACTGACTGAGGCGGCACAAAGCGTGGCTGATTTACCACAGGCCCGCCCGCCACTGACTGCCACGGTGACCCCACAGGCGCAACTGCCGCTGGTCACTCATCCGGCGGTCACCTCGCTTAGCGACAGCGTGGTCGTGACCCCGCCGGTAACCTACGAGGCATTGACAGAGATCCGCGACACCCTCAATACCGCCATTGATCAGGAACTGCTACGGGTGACGGATGATGCGCTGTTTCTGGCGATCAACACCGTGCGTGCTGATGTCGATCGCGATATCAGCATGCGGCTCGAGCAGATAGAGAAAACCACCTTGCGCACGCCAGATGAAGTGCTGCCCGCGCTGGTGTTGGCGGCGGACTGGTATGACTCGGCGGTGCGCGAAACCGACATTATCGGTCGCAACCAAATTACTCATCCCGGCTTTGTGCCGGTGAAAACGCTACAGGTGCCGATCCGATGAATAACGATGTCACATTGCGGGTCAATGGCCGCGAGTGGGTAGGCTGGACTTCGGTCTCTATCTCGGCGGGTATTGAGCGCCTGGCCCGCGACTTTAATGTAGAAATTACCCGCCAATGGCCTGGTAGTGAAGAGGCCGGACACCTGCAGCCAAGAGTGAAAAAGGGCGATGCGGTCACAGTGTTGATCGGCACTGATCTGGTGGTCACCGGCTATATCGATGCCACGCCAGTGCGCTATGACGCCCGCTCTGTCTCGGTGGGTATTGTTGGTCGCAGCAAAACCGAAGACCTGATCGACTGCGCTGCGCTGATAACCCAATTTACCGGGCGCTCTTTTGTCCAGATAGCGACCCAGCTTGCCGCCCCCTTTGGGGTCTCGGTGGTCAATGCCGGAGTGGAAAACACCCCGATGCAGGGGTTGCAGGTGGATTACGGTGAAACCGTGGTGGATGTGCTGGATAAGATGATGGGCATTCAGCAAGTTCTTGCTTATGACAATCCAGCCGGTTCATTAGTGATAGGTCCGGTAGGGGCTTCACGCACGGTGACGGCGCTGGTGCTGGGGGAAAATATCATTTCCTGTGACACTGAACAGAGCATTAAAGACCGTTTTTCTGAATATTTGGTTGCCGGTCAACGGTCGGGTAATGACGACGATTTCGGCGCAGCCACCACTAATGCCATCCGGGCTAAAACGGTAGACGGCGGCGTCAGCCGCTATCGACCGATGGTGATCAAGCAGAGCGGTAATGCGACGGGTTCCTCGGTGATTGAACGCAGTCAGTTTGAAATGCTACGGCGGGCAGCGCGTACTGATGAGGTGACCTATACGGTGCAGGGCTGGCGGCAGGGTAACGGCGATCTCTGGTCGCCTAATCAACTGGTGACGGTGTTTGATCCGGTGTTGGGATTTAATAACCGCGACATGTTAATCGCAGAAGTGACCTACAGCAAAAATGAGCAGGGAACCCTTACTCAGTTGCGGGTTGGCCCGCCTGATGCTTACTTACCAAAACCGCCTAACCCTGACAAAAAGCGCCGTAAAAAAGCCGAAGAGGACGAATTCTAATGAGTAGATTATTCGCGGGTTTGCAGCGCGGGCTATCCAATATGCTGGTGCGCGCGGTAGTGCGCCGCCTGGACTCCAGCAGTAAAAACCAGATGCTGCAAATTCAGATGATTGCCGATGAGTTGAAAGACAACATCGAACATCTGGAACCTTATGGCTTTACCAGCGCCGCCCACACAGGCTCGGAGGCGTTCGCCGCTTTCCCCGATGGCGACCGCTCGCACGGGGTGGTGTTAGTGGTGGCTGATCGTCGGTATCGAATCAAGGGGCTTAAGTCTGGTGAGGTGGCGATTTACAGCGACGAAGGGGACAGCATTATCCTCAAGCGCGGTAACCAAATCGAGCTGAACACCAAGCAGTTTATTGTTAACGCCGAGGAAAAAGCGCTATTCAACACGCCGCTAATTGAAGCCACAGGTGCGATTAAAGCGGTCGGTAATATTGAGTCTGCGGCTGATATTAAAGATAAAACCGGCACCATGGCGGCGATGCGCGAGCAGTTCAATTTGCACAATCACCCACATGGCGAACCGAATACTGACAAGCCTAATCAGAAGATGGAGTAACTCATGATCCTGATGGTGAATGGTCAACAACAATCAGCCTCTATGCCCACCGATCCCCTAACACGCGCGGTGATTATCTCGCTGTTTACTTGGCGGCGGGCTGATCCGGATGATGATTCAGAAAAGCCCATGGGGTGGTGGGGTGACAGCTATCCCACGGTACAGAATGACCGGATTGGCTCCCGCCTGTACCTACTACAGCGCACTACGCTAACCAATAACACAGTTGAACTCGCGCGAGGCTATTTGGAGCAGGCATTAGCCTGGCTAAAAGAGGACGGCGTAGTTTCACGGATAACCATCAACGTACAGCGGCGCGGTACCGACATACTGACCGCAGAAATAACCCTGTACCGCAATGATGGCGGTTCTCAGCTCATCACTTTCGATGATTTATGGAGTGCACTCAATGGCTGACAGCGGATTTAACCGCCCAACACTTCCCCAGCTTATTTCTCAAATTCGCAGTGACCTTAACTCCCGATTTCAAACTGATGCCGTTCTTCGCCGTACCGACACCGAGGTTTATAGCCGGGTACATGCGGCGGCGGTGCATACGGTTTACGGCTATATCGATTATCTGGCGCGCAACCTGCTGCCGGATCAGTGCGATGAGGAGTGGTTAGCGCGCCAGGGCAATATGAAGCGCTGCCCGCGCAAAGCGCCCTCCACCGCCACCGGTTTTGTGCGTTGGGAGGGGTCACCAACGGTATTGAAGTGCCTGCCGGCAGAGTGATTCAACGTGATGATTTGCAGGAGTACACCACCACGGCAGCGGCGACCTCTATTGCGGGGGTTCTGCGGGTTCCGGTGATTTGCTCGGTGGCTGGGACTTTGGGAAATACCGATGATGGTATCAGCATGGTACTGACCCAACCGATTAACGGCCTGCCATCATCTGCCGCCGCTGACAGCATCGAGGGCGGCACTGATGTGGAGCCAGTGGACGAGTGGCGAGCACGTATCATCGAGCGCTGGTATTACACCCCACAGGGTGGTGCAGATGGTGATTACATTATCTGGGCCAAAGAGGTGCCCGGCGTCACTCGTGCCTGGACTTATCGCCACTGGATGGGAACAGGGACGGTCGGTGTGATGGTGGCCAACAGCAATCTTGAAAACCCTATTCCGGATAACGCGGTGGTCAGCGCGGTGCGCGATCACATCTTACCGCTGGCTCCGGTGGCGGGGGCCAGCCTCTATATCCTTGCGCCAGTGGCAAAAGTGGTGCCGTTCCATATTCGCCTCACGCCAGATACGCCAGAAGTGCGCTATGCGGTTATCGCCGAACTACGCGCTATGTTTCTGCGTGATGGGGTGCCTGGGGGAACGCTGGATCACTCGCGTATCAGCGAGGCTATCAGTATCGCCACTGGGGAATATAAGCATGTTCTGGTCAGCCCGACCGATGATATACCGCTGGCCGCGACTGAGCTGCCCATTGTGGGAGATCTAACGTGGACTTAATCGATAGCTATAGCCAGTTATTAACCAACCTGCTGCCGCGTGGCCCGGCGTGGGAGGGGGATGATCCCCTACTGCTGGGGCTGGCACCGTCTTACTCCCGCGTCCATCGGCGTGGGGATGGTTTAATGGTGGAAGTTGATCCGCGCACCACCACCGAATTGATCGACCGCTATGAACAATTAACCGGCTTGCCGGATTCATGCGCACCGCCTGGCGTACAGACTTTGGCCCAGCGGCAACAGCGACTGGATGCAAAAATTAATGTCACTGGCGGGATTAACAAGGCGTTTTATCTGGCACAACTGGCGGCATTGGGCTATCCGGATGCCACTATCACCCAGTTTGAAAGTGATGTTTTTCGCTGCACTTCGACCTGCATTGATTCGCTTTATGCAGAAGAGTGGCGCTACTGGTGGCAGGTCAATATGCCGAATGTCACCCAGATAACCGACATGACCTGCGCCTCAGTTTGCAGCGACAGCCTGAGAACATGGGGCGACACCACCGCTGAATGCGTCATTAACAAACTTTGCCCATCGCACACCTATGTGACTTTTCTTTATCCGGAGTAACTCTTTATGCATCGTATTGATACCCCAACCGCCCAGGTTGATAAATTTGGCGCGGGCAGGAACGGCTTTACCCGTGGTAACCCACAGACTGGCGTACCGGCCACGGCTTTGGATGATGATTATTTTGATGCTATCCAAGAGGAACTGGCTGGCATAGTGGAAGCTGCTGGTATTGTTTTAGACAAAAGCAATCGTGCCCAGGTACTGGCCGCAATAAAAAAATTAATTGGCAGTGAAACCGACACTAAATATCTAAAGACAGGTAACAACCTGGTTGAAATTAAAAACGCCGGTGCCGCCGCAGTCGCAGCTGCTCGCACAAACCTTGGTGTATCTCCCCACGGATTTTCCCGTTTTACATCAAGCGGAAGCTTTACTGTTCCTGCCGGTGTTACTCAGATTTTTGTGAGTGGCTGCGCCGCTGGAGGTGGTGGGGGTTCCTCACTCGCCACTAACAGCAGTTCTTTCGTCACGGGTGGTTCTGGTGGTGGTGCTGGCCAGCCAGCCCTGAATGTACCAATCACTGTCACGCCGGGCCAAGTTATCCCGATAACGATCGGTACTGGCGGCACAGGTGCAACGGCAGCAACGAATAATGCTACAGCGGGAGGAAATACTCAGCTCGGAGCTGGAGGATCATTGATGAATCTAGGCGGTGGTTCTCCAGGCCTAATAGGTGGTGGCGGCACCGGATTCCCAGGCGACTATGGTGGCCCAGCTGGTGGCTCAGGTTATCCAGCTGGTGGCCCCGCTCAGAATACGACTTCATTCTCAGCAACCACGGCTACTGGTGGACAGGGTGGTCAAGGTGCAGGCGGGCCTTTTGGTCAGGCTGGTCCCGCAGCGCGAGGGTCGACAAACAATAGCATTGGTGCTGCCGCCGGGTATGGTTATGGTGCTGGCGGGGGTGGTGCGGGCGGTGCATACAGGTCTACTGTCAGCGCACCTGGCGGAGCTGGCGCATCGGGTTTGGACGGCTATCTTGTAATTGAATGGTGATTAGAATGAGTAAATACGCATTGATTGAAAACGGAACAGTAATCAACGTTGTTCTTTGGGACGGCGTTGAGTTTAATGAAAATGATGGTGCTGGGTGGAGTCCTCCTGAAGGAGTCATTGCCGTAAAGGTAAAGGAGGGCGAATTCCCTAATCTAGGACTCGGCTACGTGGATGGCGTGTTTGAGCAGGAATTTCCAGATGAGGTTGTGATCTCTCCAGTTGAGCAACAGGACAGCTAA